ATAGAAATCACTGCAGAACGTATTGCAGGTGACTTTGCAGTAGGTGGTATTGATGTAAGAACTACAGCTACAACTGGTCTATTAGTCCATGACATTCTATTCTTTGAAACTTATAATGCAGCAGATATTTGTATTGTAGATACTATCACAGCTTCTACTGGCCAAATGGGCCCTAATATATATATGATGTTAAAACAAAATGCAGGTAATGTAACCGAAGCAATTACAGGTGCTACTTTCAGAGTAATGGATGTAGGTGTTCATGTAGTTAACTTAGTTAATGAGAAATCACTAGCAATTAACTGGACAGCATCAACTGACGCTTAATAAAGGAGCAATGATAATATGAGACCAACAAGACTAGATATTGATCCAGCTAACGTGGATGCAGACGGTCTTGCTGACAATAATGCTAGCTCAGGGGCAACCCTGGCGCTAGATGGTGCCCTCACATCAGGGGGCACTTTTACGTCAGCAGATGGACTAGCACACAGACTTAGTATTACAGACACATCAACTCAAGCTCAAGATGATTCAGTGTTCACAGTAACCGGTACAGATGCGAATGGGAGAACCCAAACTGAAGCAGTAACTGGACCAGGATCAACATTAACTGTTACAAGTACTAAATATTTCTTAACAGTATCAACAGTAACAATAGTAGGTGGGGACGCCAGTGATACCGTGGATATGGGAACTGTAGACGAAGTAGCTGCAAAAACAATCATCGTCCCACACAGGAACACAACGCCCCACACGCTGCAGGTGGAAGTAACCGGGACAATCAACTATAGTGTAGAAGTAACTGCCCAAGACCCTTTTACTGTAGGTGATTCCTCCCCCTTTGATCTTGATGACCAAGAAGACTTAGCTTGGATAGATGATGGTAACTTTAGCGGTAAGACTGCAAGTATGCTAGACGACTTAGCTGCATCTGGTGTAAGAGCTTTACGTGTAGTAGCTAACTCATACACTGACACAGCTGAGTTACAGGTACGTATAGTACCAGTAGTAAGATAGGATAGCTTATGGCAGCATATGATAGGACATGCATACCTAAACCTAATAAAGGTTACGATCACGAGGTTGCAAGAGGTAACGTAGTAGATACTTATGTAAATATTAAGTTCGGAAGGAATGCAGATATAGGAACAGCATTTGAGAATGTAAATGATCAAGGAGGTACCTATACCTACTCTACATCAGTAGTCACGTATTACGTGTCCTCATCTAGTGCAGCAGATACAGACCAGGTACTGACAGTAGTAGGTATTGGTGCAAATAACAATGAAGTAACTCAAACTGTATCTTTAGCAGGTCAAACTAAGACTGCTATAGGTACAGGATTGTTTAGGGTGTACAGAGTATACGTAAGTTCAGGTAGTACTTTAGCAGGGACCTTATATGTATACGAGGACGATACGGTCACAGCAGGAGTACCGCAGACAGCTACTAAGATTAGGGCTAAGATTGTAATAGGTAACAACCAAACTCAGATGGCTCAAGTAACCGTACCACGTAACTATAGGTTTTTAATAACTGATTTTACTTTCACATCAGGAAAGGATAAGGAATCAGAGTTCCAGGCTAGGATAAGGCCAAGTGATGGGTCAGGGCCTTGGAGAGTAGTATACGATCATGACACGTACCGGGTGCCTTTAATAGTAAGAACTGAGATACCTTATGTTATTTTAGAGAATATGGATATAGAGGTACTATCTAAGGTAGGTTCAGGGACAGCTCCGATGGCGTGTAACTTTGGGTATATAGCAGAGAAGATAGATAATGAGCAAGTGGTTTAAGATAAGAAAGTTTTATGACAGATATATGTACAGCTATAAGTATAGTCTAATGGTGTTCGTATATAAGGTAAGCATAGTAAGCACAGGAGTTGTGATAGCGATGAGCATAGATAGGTTAATACAACTATGGCTACTCTAACAGGTAAGACACCAGCAAACACATATAAAGATTTATTACAGGTATCTAACTCCAATATAGGGGTAGATACCACACTTCGTTCTATAGAGGACGGACAGGGTACGGTTAGCTCAGCTAGCGTTAGTACCACAGAATTCAGGGTGACAGGATTCCTATCACTCGGTAACGGAGCAACAGGGGGAGGAGAGGTTAGGTGGTTAGAAGACACTGATAATGGTTCTAACTACCTTTCATTGAAGTCTCCAGCAGCGGTAACAACTACAACTACTTGGATACTACCAGATGGTGATGGATCAGCAGCTGAAGTATTAACTACAGACGGATCAGGAACATTATCATGGTCAGCAGCAGGTGGTGCAGATACCTTTACTAGCATAGAGGTAGATGGTGTAGCAGTATCCACAGCAGCCCCTACATTAGACTTTAATGGAACAGACTTCGACCTAACAGAAGCACCAGCAGATGACTTTGATATAACTATTAAAGCAGAGAGAATTCAAGACATAGCAGGAGCAATGGCTACGGGTAATACTGAAACAGGTATTACTGTAACGTATCAAGATAGTGATGGTACAATAGATTACGTAGTATCAGATTTAACTGTAGCAGGAGATTCAGGAACAACTGGAATGACCCCTGGGGATACTCTTACAATAGCAGGAGGTACAGGTGTCACTACAGCAATGTCTGGGGATACCTTAACAGTAAATGGAGATGCAGCATCAATTTCAGCTGTAGGAGTAGTAGAGTTAGCTACCGTAGCAGAAACAAATACAGGAGCATCTGCAGCATTAGCTGTCACACCAGACGGGTTAGATGGCTGGACAGGATCAGCACAGGTAACTACTTTAGGTACAATAGCTACTGGTACATGGGAAGGAACAGCAGTAGCTGTAAACCAAGGTGGAACAGGTCAAACAAGCTATACGGATGGCCAATTACTAGTAGGTAATACAACTGGCAACACCTTAGCTAAAGCTGCGTTAACAGGAGGTACGAACCTCTCAGTAGTTAATGGATCAGGTACTATAACCCTTAATGTAGATGATGCTTTCTTAGCAAATAATGGAGATGTAGGAACCGGCGTATATGACTTTGGTGGAGCTACTTCTTTAGAAATACCAAACGGAGCAACACCAACGGTAGATGCAGCAGGCGAAATTGCAATAGATACAACTATAGCAGACTACACAGGATTAGTTAAGTATCATGACGGTGTAGAAGAATTAACAGTAGTAGCAATGCCAACAGCAAATCTAACTACTACAGATACTCATGTTGTAATGTATGATGCAGGAAATAATGAGTTTAAAATGGCAGCACAATCTGGTGGAGCAGCAGGAATAGCTGCAGGCCTTGTAATAGCATTACATATGATTTTATAAGAGGAATATTAGTATATGGCAAATCCAAATATAGTAAGTACAGCTACTATGACACTAGAGAGTTCTAAAGGTGCTCTAACTACAGCTGCAGGGACAATAGTAAATAATGCAGCAGCTTCTGAGACAGTAGTAAAGATAATATCATTGTATGTAGCTAACATAGATGGAACTAACTCAGCAACTGTAACAATAAGCGTGTACTCAGAAGATGACCATGGCGGAACTGGTACAGCCATTGCTAGTACTGTAGCAGTTTCCGCAGACTCCTCTATAGTAATCATAGATGAGACATCACCAATAATACTAGAGGAAGATATGAGCTTAGGTGGTCTAGCATCCGCAGATGGTGACTTAGTATTTGTAGCAAGCTATCAGGTGATTAACGATGCCTAGGTATATAGGATCTACTAATGCAGCAGCGGTAAATGCTTCAGGTGGAGCAGAGACAGCATCAGGAGGCTATAACATCCATACGTTTACAGCTTCTGGTGACTTCACAATCAGTTCATTATCATTTAAAGGAATATACTCCTTATCTAAGCTTCTAGAGACTACTACAACAGCAGATATTGAGTATTTAGTAGTAGCTGGTGGCGGAGGCGGAGGTGGCTCCGGAGGCGGAGGCGGTGCAGGAGGAATGCAAACTTCTTCTGTAGATAAGTCCACAGGAGTCTATACAGTAACAATCGGAGCAGGTGGAGCAGGCGGTGCTAGTTCTATAGGATCAGACGGCAGTGACTCTGTATTTGACTCTGTCACATCTACAGGCGGCGGTGGCGGAGGCTACAGATCTACAACTGCAGGACAGGACGGCGGTTCGGGTGGCGGTGCAGCTTACACAAACGAAGGTGTAGGTAGCGGAGTAAGTGGACAAGGTAATGCAGGTGGCGCAGGTGGCGGTGGTGACTATGATTCTGGTGGAGGCGGTGGCGCTACAGCAGCAGGTACATCAGGTGTTACTGGATTAGGAACAGGTGGAGCAGGAACAGCTAGTTCTATTTCGGGAGGTGCAGTAACCTATGCTGGGGGCGGCGGAGGCGGTGGCGGTACTTTAACAGCAGGAGCAGGTGGCGCAGGTGGCGGTGGTGCAGGCGGAAACCAAACCAACGTTGGAACAGCAGGAACAGCTAACACCGGTGGCGGTGGAGGCGGAGGTGGTTCAAGCGGTAGTGCAATAGCTACAGGCGGAACAGGTGGTTCAGGTATTGTTATTGTGAGGTATTTAGGTTAATATGGGATACTGGGCAGAACTAGATAGTAATAAACGGGTTAAGAGAGTAATAATAGCTGACAGTAAGTATATAGCCACATTGGAAGGTAGATGGGTTGAGACTTTTAGTAGGTATAAAGATTTCGCTGGTAAAGGGTATGAATATAACCCAGTATATAAGGTATTTAAAAGTCCACAACCTTTCGGTTCTTGGAAGTATGATTATAGAGCTAAAGAATGGAAGGCTCCTGTAGATATGCCAATAATTAGTAAGGTTAGTGATGTATCGTTTACCTGGGATGAGGAAGAGGGCACTTGGGAAGTGTTAAGGAAGTTAGATGAGATTACGTAAAGAGGATGACAAATATGTACCAGGAGATTACAACATAGTATGTGATGTCTGTGGTAGTGAAATTAAAGCATCACAAGCAAGGCAAAGATGGGATGGGTTTATTGTATGCCCAGAGGACTGGGAACCTAGACATCCTCAAGATGCGCCATCTCCAAGTATTAAAGATGGTATGCCAGTATATAGACCACAACTAGACGAGAGTATTGATGATACAACGTTTATAAGTATAAAAGCAGGCCCAGAGGAATGAAGAAGAACAGTAGAGACGTATACATGTCTGGGGACCATAACTTAATATGTCATGTATGCGGTATGAAGATTAAAGCTAGTGAGGCTAGGTTAAGATGGGACGGAGTATATACATGCCCTAGGGATTGGGAACCTAGGCACCCTCAAGAAGCTACACCACCTGTATTTAGAGATCCAAGAGCTTTAAAGGTCACAAGGCCAGCTAGAAAGATAGGTGATGAAGTGTTTGTAAGTCCAAATGAATGGGAAACACTTGTAAGAAACTGGGAAGACTATACAACAGATAATTGGGAAGATTGGGGTTAATAATGGCAACATCAGGATCTATAAATTTCACTCAGACAAGAGATGAGATAATTAAAGATGCATTCATACTTTTGGGTGTATATGGTGAGCAAGAAGCAGTAAGAGGTGGTGATAACGCCCTAGCTTCTAGAACACTAAATGCAATGATTAAAGCATGGCAAGGCAGGGGTATCAACCTATTTGCACAAACTGAGGCTACTATATTCCTAGAGAAGGCTCAGGTAAAGTATAGCTTAAATGGAACAAGTGGGGATCAAGCATCCAATGAAACAGGGATTGTAGAGACAGACATGACAGCTGCCTCAATACTAGGTGCTTCTACAGTAGACGTAACATCAGTTACAGGTATGACTGCAGGAGATGTAATAGGCGTAGTGTTAGATGACGGTACAATGGACTGGGATACGATAGCCTCAATAGCTACCTTAGAGGTGACCTTAACGGGTACGTTAACAAGTGCAGCTGCTAAAGGTAACAGGGTATATACGTACACAACGTTACTTGCAAGACCAATGGACATTACAGATATACGACTACGTAACGATGGTGATACAGATAGAACAATAACTAGGATATCTAGAGAAGAGTATTTTGGAATGTCAAATAAGACTTCTCAAAGCACACCAACAATGTACTTCTATGACAGACAGAACACTACTGGGTACCTATACGTATGGCCAGCACCAGACACACCTAATGATAGACTAAAGGTAACTTATATAAGAACATTAGAAGACTTTGACTCGTCTTCAGATAACCCTGACCTACCACAAGAATGGATAGAAGCAATGAAGTACCAACTAGCCGTAAGGTTAGCACCTGCATTTGGTAAAGATCAGAAGTTAGCATCATTAGCACCACTAGCGTCCTCAATGTTAGAGTCTATGCTAGAGTGGGATAATGAACATACAAGCCTCTCAGTAACGCCAGACATGGGACCTAGTTGATATGCCAGTACTACCAATAACCGGGGGATTCTACAAGACTAAGTCAGATACACAGTCTAAGCAGGAGACTGTTAACTGGTATGTAGAAGAGGACCCTACTGATCAAGAAAGACAAGTAATATTAATGCCAACACCGGGCCTAGAGCTATACTTAAATTTAAAGTCTGATGGAGCTCAAGTAAGGGGGATGATAGAACATAAGGATGTAGGTTATGTAGTAGTCGATGACGAGGTATATACTATAGATAGCTCTGACGTAGCAACATTAATAGCTACACTGACGACTAGTACAGGACTAGTAAGCTTAGCAGCAACTAATGATGAGATAGTGCTGGCAGACGGGGATAAAGGCTACAGTTACAAGATAAGTACAACTACCTGGGCTGAAATAATAGATGGAGACTTCCCAAGTGATCCAACAGAGGTAAGTGCACAGGATGGCTACGTACTTGTAGCAAATCCTAGTACTAGACAATTTCAATTCTCAGCTATCAATGACGCTACTGACTGGAACTCATTACATATAGCTTCTGCAGAGTATGCTGAGGATAACATAGTAACACTATACTCTAGCTTTGATCAGATGTGGATATTCTGTGATAAGACAACAGAAGTATGGTACGACTCAGGAGACACGTTCCCTTGGACACCAATACAGGGTGGCGTACTAGAGATGGGATGTGCAGCACCAAGAACAGTAGCTGAAGCAGATAACTCACTATTCTGGGTAGGTAAAGATAGATATGGTGAAGGAATAGTATGCATGTCTAATGGGTTTAACTACCAAATAGTGTCAACTAGAGCTATAAACAATGAGATACGCACATACACATCAATAAGCAATGCACACGCTTACACATACAGGCAGGAAGGGCATACATTCTATGTCTTAACATTCCCTTCAGCAACTAAGGTTGAGGGAGAGGACATAGGAGTAACTTGGGTTTATGACACTACAACAGCTATATGGCATGAGAGGAGATCTTTAAGCCCCAACGCACCAACAACGCCCACGTATTCAAGGCATAGAGGAAATTCTTATATGTTCTTGAGAGGAATGAATTTAGTAGGCGACTATGCGTCAGGTAATCTATATAAGCTTGACCTGGATACATACACAGACAATGGTGATGCTATACTAAGAAAGAGAGTAAGTGAGAATATAGATCAAGATGCTAGGATATTCAGTACATATAACTTAGATGTTCAAATGAACACTGGAGTAGGGCTTGTAACAGGACAAGGATCAGATCCCTTATTCGGAGTAAGATACTCTAAAGATAAAGCTAATACATGGAGTGAACAGGTGTTCCTATCACCAGGTAAAATAGGTGAATATAATAAGAGATCTATTATATCCAGGCTGGGGTCAGGAAGATCACTCACCATAGAGGTTGAGGCTACAGATCCAGTCAAATGGGTACTACTAGGGGCAAGAGCGGACATTGAGGGGTCAACAGACTAATGGCTAGCAATACTCCTAGAGTTTCTCCTCCCCCTTCACAGCAGGAGTTAGTAATAGAGGATAAGAATGCCGGGACCATACTAAGTCCAGTATGGGTTCAATGGATGGATGTACTACGTAAAGAGGTTAACCCATCTAGACAGAATATAACAGGTGCAGGTGCTATAGATCCTAATATAGACTATACATCCCTATCTGTAGCAGCAGGTACTTATGCGGTTACTTTAGCTGTTCCAGATGTACCAGGTAGACTTAAGATAATAGAGATGACAGACGCAACAGGTACTTCAGTTACACTAGCTTTAGCTAATGTTATTGGAGGTACTGCAGGTACGACAGCAACCTTTAATGCAGTTAATGAGACACTCACTTTAGTTAGTGTAGCTACTAAGTGGGTAGTTATAGATGAGCATGGAGTCACATTATCATGACCGTAGTTAAACAGCTAGTATATGATGAAGTAGAGTTAAGAAGAGTGTACACTAATCCTATAGTGCATGAATCAGCCTACGGAGAGGCTCTATATGACTACACAGGAAGAGTAGGGCAAGGGTACAAGCACATGGTTTATTATGCTGAGAACGGAGCTGTAGTAGGTGCTATACCATTTAAACAAGTCAATAGGTTAATGGCTGAAGTTCATATACATGTAATGCCGGAGTATTGGGGAACAAATTTAAGCATAGAGATGGCATTAGACATGAAGAAGTGGTTAAAGATTAATACAACATATTTAAAGGTACTTACTTGGCTTTGTTCAGAACATGAGTATGCAAGTAACTACGTAGGAAGATTAGGGTTTAAGAAGATAGATAGTATACCAGGCTCTGGACTATACAGAGGTAAGGTTTGTGATACAGTTTTATATTATGCAGATTTGTATGGTACTAATAAATAATTATGAGGAATAAATAATATGGGCGGTGGTGGATTAGAATTACCTGACAACTATGTGTCTCCTAGAGATTCAGTTATACAGGCAGCTGAGATACAAGCTAGTGCAGCTAGGGATGCAGCAGATACCCAAGAACGCATAGCACATGAAGGATTAGACTTCTTACAAACTCAATTTGATGAGTCAAGAGCTGTAGTACAACCTTTTGTAGCAGCAGGTCAAAGGGGTACTCAGGCATTGGAAGGATTGTTAGGTCTTAGAGGACAGGAGGCTCAGCAGAAACAACTTTCTTTCGTCACTGAGGGGCCACAGTTCACTGAAGCATTAAAGCTTGGTAGGGAGCAGTTAGAACGCTCTGCAGCCGCTAAGGGTAATCTACAATCAGGTGGATTTGCTAGTGATCTGTCTAAGTTGACTACACAAACTCTATTAGGAGGTGTAGGTCAACAACAGCAAGCCTTAGGTCAATTAGCTCAACTAGGAGCCAATGCAGCAGGTCAACAGGCAGCTGGATTACAGAACTTAGGTGCTCAAGGTAACCAAGTATATCAAGGAATAGGACAGTCACAAGCAGAGTCTAAGTTAGCTATAGGTAATGCCCAATCCCAAGGGTTACTTGCCCAAGCTCAAATAGATGCGTCTACAATGTCTGCTGGAGGATTCAACAAACAAGGCGGCCTTACAGGGGCTCCAATAATAGGTGCTATGGCAGGCGCTATGCTGGGAGGCCCTGCAGGTTACATAGCAGGAACAGCAGCTGGCGGTTTAGCAGAGTTAATGTTTTAATTAGAGGGTATGTGAGATGGGTATTATAAATTATGGATTGCTATCACAGATAGGGTCACCAGCCCAAATAGCCTCTTTTCAGAGGTCAACTGAGCGTCCTCAGGATATAGCATTAAAGAGAGAGGAAATGGCGAGGCAGTCTAACGAATCTGCTATGGATAGGGACTTACAAAGAGAACTAACCGATACAGGTATTGCAGCTAGTGAAAGGAAAGGTGCGCTTGCTCAAGAAGCAGGTTTTAATAAGTTTGCTAGAGAGGCTAATGAGGCCCGTAGAGTATCTGATCTTGATAGGAAGGGCAACGTAGGCTTAGAACAAGAAAAGCAAGCAGGAAGGCTAGAATTAGCTAGAGATAAGGATTCAAGGATGTCTCCTTTCCAAGAAGGTCAATTGGGTCTTAGAGCTGGAGAGTTAGGGTTAGCACAAGCTAAGTTTGGTCAAGGACAACTCAACAGGGAACAGGACATAGAGCGTAAGAAGCCTCTAGATCAAGTAAAAATGAATCAAGCAGTAGCAGATCTAAACAGAACCTTCCTAGGTAATGATAAGATGCTTATGGATATGGATAAGGCAAAGAGAGCTGAAGTTGGGGCTACCGCAGAAGCTTTAGCCACAGTAACAGCTACAATGAATTCTATGCCTAAAGCAATGAGACCTAAGTATTGGAGTGATAATATCAAGATCATCCAAAGATTAGATCCAAATGCTCCAGATGAGTATACTGAGGAGCAGCATGCAGCTTATAATATTGCTGGTAAAGCATTTCATAAAGAAGTTAAAGATAACCCATTACTAGCTGTGGATATATACTCTAAAGCTGGCCAAGCATTGACTGAGAGAGCTCTACTAGCTCAATTACCTGCAGAGGAGCAGTTGGATGTTATGGATAAGTTTGGGGGTAATGAACAACTTCAGAAAGCTCCACAAAAAGAGAAACCTAAAGCAGATCCTAACGAAGGTAGAGTTGTTGTAAATAAAGCAACAGGTGAAAGGTTTGTAATACGAAATGGAAAACCAGTACCTATAAAGGAGGGAGTGTAGTATGGCAGACTTTACATTAGGTGATGGATTTGCATTTGAAGACGAAATGGATGAAGTAGCTGCTGCTCCTGAAGGTTCTCCTTTAGCAGTACAGCAAGGTGGTAAGTCACCAACAATAGGCGGAGCTAGACTATCTTCAGCACAGAAGAAGCAGGTAAGGAAAGATCAAATAAACTTAGGTGAGGATAGGCAATTCTTAGGTAAGTCAGCTAGAACTAAGATGCAAGGAAAGATAGTAGAACAAGGTACCTTACTTAAACGATTAGATGATTTAATAGTAGGGTTTGATGCAGACTTTATGAGGGCTTCTGGAAGGGTGCAAAGAAAGATATATGAAGGACTTGACTACGTAGGTATAGCTTCAGATGCTCAGCAGGACAGAATACAGGCAGCTAATAACTTTCTAGTAGGTGCAGAGCAATTATTCTTAGATGCTAAAAAGGAAGCTACTGGAGCTCAAGCAAGTGTGCAAGAGATTGCAATGTTAAGAAAAGCTATACTAAACAACATGGTATCACCAGCTAAGTTCTTACAGATGTTTGAAGTAACAAGAAGACGTCTTTCTATGTCATTAACTGAGATGAAAGAATCTATTACAAAAGGTGTGGATACTTCAAGGGTACCAGAGTCACCTTTAGCAGGCGTAGGCACAATGAGACGTATACTAGAAGGTGATGATCCACCAGAGACACTTGGATATGCAGATAAAGTAAGTGAAAGAATAGAAGCTTTAAATGCTATTAAGAATGGTGCAGATCCTGACCTAGTTAAGAAGATGTATAAAGGTAATACAGGGGATGACTTATAATGGCTTATAAACCAGGAGCTTACAGTAGCATACCTAAAGTAGGTGCAGGGGAAGGCCCACCTAGGAGTTATAGTGAGATACCTCCAGCAGGTGCTAAACAACCTGTAAGTATGCCAGCCAGCGAAGTAGCTCAACTTAAGCCCCGTAATGAGAAAGCTAATGTATGGGATAAGACTGAAGCTATGTTCTTAGGCGGAGCAGACTACTTAGCTGAGTTTACTGAAGGACTACTTCAGAACGCTAATTTAGGTGTACCAACAGATGTAAGTGACTTCAATATGGAAGATCCACAAGCAGGGTTCGACAAAGCAAGGGACAGGGATGTAACTGCTGAGTTTCAAGCAAGACAGAAGTCAAGACAGGAAACCATAGCCCAGATAGTTCCAGAAGATGCTAAACCCTATGTGAAAGCAGGCAGAGGAATAGCAGCAGTAGGGTCTGCGTTAGCGTTCCCTCAAGGTAAGGCAGCTACTGCAGTTAAAGGTGCTGGAGTACTGAGTAAGATAGTATCTCAAGGGTTACTTAACTCAGCAATATCATCTTCATCGTTTACTCAAGAAGGTGAATCTAAAGCAGTACAAGCAGGGATTGGGTTTGCAACAGGAGCAGCATTCGGTGTTGGAGCAGCAGGACTAGGTAGTGCTATACCTAAAGTAAGCGGATCACTAGCTAAGTTTATGGATTCTAAAGGAATTAAAGCTAGTGTAGGTCAACTAAGTGGTAGTAAGCCTATACAGTTTGTAGAGAAACAATTAGCTAGAGTACCATTTGTAGGTACAAGTAGATTCTTTAAAGGACAGGCTAAGCAAGCTACTAAACTTGTAGATGACTTAATTAATACAGCAGAGAGGAAGGCCCCAGGGTTCTCAGGTCATGCTGATGATGTAGTAGGTTCCTTAAAGCAGTCTCAAAAGATAGCTGAGCAAACAGTAGATGCTATGTACAAAGATGCAGCTAGATCAGCAGCCAAGATAGGTGACATAAGAATTAGACCAAATAAAACTATAGTTGGATTAAATAGTGCAATAGCTAAAGCCAAAGCAAGCTTTAAGAAGTCAGCAAGATTACGGTCTGAATCATCTAAAGATGTTATATCCAGAGCAGAGGATAAGCTACTAGGTATAAAAGAAGAAGGTGGTAAATTCAGTATGCAGCAACTAACTGACTTAAGGGTATCCATACAGCAGGATGCCACTAAGTTATTTAAAAGTAAGGATTCTAATGCAGCAACTGAGTTATTAAAAGTAGTTAAAGGTATAGATGATGACATACTTGCTTTATCGGAGAAGGCAGGACCGGATGTGCTCAGAGGAACAGCTAAAGCCAGAGCCTTCTATAAGAACCAAGTAGCACCTTTCCATGAAGGTGTGCTTAAGAAGTTAACTATAGGCGACCATGACTCTGTTAAGTTGATAGATGCGTTTACTAAGGCTAATAAACCACTAGAGACAGCTAAGGTATACAATGCCTTGAGTGATGAAGGAAAGAGGGGCCTACAACTAGGTATCCTAAAGAAGGCATATGGTGATTCACTTACAGACGGTGTTATTAACCCTGTTAAATATCTAGATAACCTTAGTAAGTTATCAGATACAGCTAAGAAGATAATGTCACCAACACTAGCTGGAGAGATAGCAGGATTTGAGAAGGTAATGGGTGCAATTAGAGGTGGTGTAAAGTTAGGTTCTAGAGACTTAGCAGGAGCCAGTGTAATAGCACTTACCGCAGTAGGAGCCTCAGGGTTTGGACAAACAGAGAGTGTAGCTAAGACAGCTGGACTAGCGTTAGCTTTAACAGTAGCGTTTACCACACCAGCAGGTAGAGCAGCATTCCTTAAACTAGACAAGATGAGACCACTTGGTGCTGCATTTAATAAAGCTGCAGCTAAAGTAATATCAAAGTATGGCGGAGAGTTCTCAGGCCAACCAAACAAGGGGAATAAATAATGACAATCTTCGATTGTAAGATGAGATTACCGGAGGTAATAGAATGGCTGTATTAGGTTTAAATCCAAAGTTTACAGTATATGACACTAATGGTGATCCAGTAGTTGGAGGTAAGGTCTATACTTACATTGCTGGAACTACAACCAATAAAGCTACGTATACTGATTCAGGTGCAGGTACAGCTAATGCTAATCCTGTCGTACTAGACACTAATGGTAGGGCTGATATATGGTTACTTACGGATGAACTATATAAGATACGTGTAGATGATGCAGATGATACTACACTATACACAGTAGACGACGTAAAAGGTCTGCTAGGAGGAAGCACAGTAGTATCGGATTCATCACCACAGTTAGGAGCTAATCTAGACTGTAATAGTTACAATATATTATTTGATGATAATACAGCTATAGCTGATGCAAATGGTAACGAGTTAATTAGACTACAAACGACGGCTAGTGCTGTAAATGAGTTAGAAGTTACTAATGCAGTGGCAGGTGCGTCACCTTCCTTGACAACGGCAGGCGGGGATACTAATATAGGGTTAACTATTGACTCAAAAGGTACTGGAAGCATAAATATAGGCAGTGCTAATACTACCGCTGTTAATATAAATACAAGTATGACTGCTAATGTTACGGTTACAGTAGATGGGTCTTCTACAGCCCAAGGTGAGTTACGGTTAGCTGAGGATACGGATAACGGTACTAACTATATGGGTTTAAAAGCTCCAGCAGCAGTAACTAGTAGCACTACCTTAGTGATGCCAGATGGGGATGGCACAGATGGGCAATATATTAAAACAGATGGTAGTGATAATCTAGGGTGGGCAAGCCCATCTAGCGCCTTATTATCTACACAAACTGCCTCTACCTCAGCCTCTATATCATTTACTTCCTTAATGGATTCTACTTACGATGATTATATACTAGTTATAGGTAGTTACGTAGCTTCAGACGACGCCAGTACGGCTATGCTAGAAGTATCTACAGATAACGGATCTAGTTATTTAGGAGTAGGATTATATCAATATGTCGGTAGATTAACCGATACGTCAGAAGCAAGTGATTTCACTAGTGGTAGTACAGATTACCTCCCATTGACGGCTTCCGGAGATTTAGGTAATAGTACAAATGAACATGTAAGTGCAATTGTTAGGTTGCAGGATGTAAATAGTAGCATATGGAAGTCATCAATCATAAGTTCAAGATATTTGGATGCAAGTACCGTATTCCACAGCATAAAAGCAGGAGGCTTAGCTGAAACTACATCTGCTATAGACGCAATAAGGGTAAGCCCTTCTGCAGGAACAATAACAAGTGGTACATTTTCTTTATTTGGAATAGCTAAGTAGAACGGTGAAAGTATGGCAATATTAAGTTTAAACCCTAAGTTTACAGTATATGATAGTAATGGGGATCCTGTAGTAGGTGGTAAGGTATATACTTATAAAGTAGGTACAGTTACATTAAAAGCTTCCTACACAGACTCTACAGAGGGTACAGCTAACGCTAATCCAGTCATACTAGATTCCTTTGGTCAGGCAAATATATGGTTACTTACTGATGAACTATATAAGATACGTGTGGATGATTCAGAGGACAGTACTTTATATACTGTAGATAACTTAAGAGGAGTGGTAGGTGGAGGTATATCAGCAGACACATCACCACAGTTAGGGGCTAATCTAGACTGTAATAGTTACAATATATTATTTGATGATAATACAGCTATAGCTGACGAGAACGGTAACGAGTTAATTAGACTACAAACAGTAGCATCTGCAGTAAATGAGTTAGAAGTTACTAATGCAGTAACAGGATCTGCGCCTTTATTATCGTCATCAGGTGGGGATACTAACGTAGGTCTTACAATAGATAGTAAAGGTACTGGAAGTATAGGTATAGGGAGTGCTGATACTACCGCTGTTAATGTAAATACAGCTCTAACAGTAGATGAGGTATTAACTATAGACGGATCTGCATCAGCCCAAGGTGAACTAAGGCTATCAGAGGATACTGATAACGGTACTAACTATATGGGTTTAAAAGCTCCCGCAGCAACAACTTCTAGCTTATCTTTAGTACTTCCAGATGGGGACGGTACTAGTGATCAGAGGTTAGCTACAAACGCTTCTGGCACACTAGCTTGGGGTGATGAAGTATTAGTTTTATTAAATACTCAAAATGCTAGTACGGATCTTAACATAGACATTACATCTGTCATGAGTTCTACGTACGATACTTACATTATTACCATAGATAGCTGGGTAGCTAGTCAGGATTCGGCAAATCCACATATAAGTGTATCTATAGATAATGGAAGTAGTTATTTAGCAGCATCTATGTACTCAACAACAAGCTATTATGTTAATACTGCCGCAAGTGGACACCTTGGGTCATCTGAAACTTCCGCAATAAGTCTTACTACATCCGGCAACCTACTAGGTAATGCTGCAAACGAACATTTAAGTGCTGTTATTAGGATGCAAGACGTTAATAGTAGCTTGTATAAAACATGCGATATAGATTGCAGGTGGATAAGTGACGCTGGAGCCTTTACTGCCATGACTATTGATGGGTTAATACATACAACAGATCCAATTAATGCTATACAATTCGATACTCAAGGATCAATCGTCTCAGGAAGATTTAGTATATATGGAGTAGTGGGCTAACGTAATGCAAGGTAACTTATGAACGATATAATAATACAAGTAGCTTTAGGAGTCATAGCCTTATGGTTAGGGTCTATAGAGTACAGGTGGAGAACAATGTCAAATAGAATATACACTATGCCTGATAAGCAAGAGGTCAGGGAGCTAATAGACCTTAAGCAAGAGGTAGTCAAGGCAATGCAAATAGAAGTTAAGGAAGACATTAGTGAGCTTAAACAGAAATTAGATACTATTGAGGGGTTACTTAGAAGACAATTACCTAAATAGTTGACATTAGGGAAAGAGTGTGCTATATTAATAGTATGCAGTGAAGGGAAGGAGTTGAAGTTAACCAACTAGAGGAGGATACAAATTACCATCCAACATATACCGTTCAGTTATCATATGTTTAACTGAAAGACTAAGGAGGTGATCCAGTATCTATCTAAGCCGCGTAGATTAGGACAACGATGGTGTAAGACAAGGATGTCTAACCTAATTAAGGAGTGAGTTGTAATGAAACTAGAAGAATTTATGGCTATATTAATAGATATTAGAAAAGATAGGTTTAATAATGATATCCATGTAGTTTTAGAAACTAGCTCAGGCAGTACTACATCATTTAATATAGAAGATATACAGACATCTAGCTTGTCAGATGGTGTCACAATACTAATAAGGGAAGCAAATGAATGAGGATGTGATGAGGAATTTAGTAGAGGACCTAGAAACATTTATAGTTACTTGTGATAACACAGTTAGCTATACAGGAGTTAGGCTATGGCCTCCATATAACTTACCTGATGAATTTTATGATGCTGAAGTTACAGATAGGGTAGATAAGAATTCAGGTGAGTATAAGAGCAGTGGGATTATTAGTAACAAGGCTTGGGATAGCTTTTTTAATTCCAAAGAAGGTGATGACTTTATGAAGGATCACTTTCCTCAATTTACTAACAGTAAGCAGGATTAAGGGGGAGGAGACGGCAAGTCCCTCACATGTCAAGCCAGTAGGGATCAGCACTTGTTGATTGACATGACCCAGAGCCAGGGGTGAGCTCTTTAAACAAACACCCCACTAACTAATACTTATGGTATGCTCTATACAGGGTTATGCGGGACATACCCGATAGAGCCAGCAGCTGAACCATAAGATCCTAGCCTCAGAGGATGTACTGGGGCACCAATCAACAGGCCTCTATGCTGATGTATAGGGGCTTCTTTTATGAGAGTAGGGGGTTTATATGTCGTTAGATAATGATAAGTGTCACAGAATGGATTGTCTAGTTAACGAGTGGTTGTTAGACTTAGATGAGGATAGTGAGTGCCCAGTAACTGTAGCTGATTCGGACTATAACTATCGCATGTGTCAGATACTTAAGGAGATAATAACTAAAGCCTTAAAGGAGCAGGGGCATACCTAATGGAGGGTGTGTGTCGTGATTATGTCGGGATTATGTCGTGATTATAGGCAGGGTAGTAGGTAAGGTGGTTCACAGTATAAACTGTAGTTTACAAGTAGTATGGGGTGTTGTTAGATAACTCCAAATAGTCTAAGTATAATTATTATCTGGAACACAACAACTATAAGGTTACACCCAGTCCTAATGAACTCACCTTCAATTCTTAATCTCTTTAGCTTATGTAGCTCATTGAAGCTAGGCTTCTTATCGTCATCTTTGTTGTTAGCCATAGCTTAGCTCCTTACTTACCGAAGTTCTTAATATCTTTCTTATAAAATCCAGTATCCTCCACATCTAAGTATTCTACAAACTTACCTATTCTCTTAGCATAAGCTAGCTCATCCTGTACCCCTACAGACTCTTTCCATCCATCTAACCTAAGACATACTACCCCGTCTGTTAAGCTAATGAGGGTCCTATCTCTTACCTTCCAGCTCTCGTAACCTCCTTCAAAGCCAAATATCTTAGTTAAGTTATGGCACATACCTATAGGGTTTAATACTACATACCCCCTAGTAAGTAAGTGCACCTCTGCCTTAAGCAATTGTAAGTATCTTAACTCCTTCACCATTGGATCTCTGTGAGAGTAAGGTCCTGCAAGATATACTACTTTAGGTCTATTCATTAGTTCCTCCTACGCTCCTTCCAGATTAAGGTAAATCATCTATCGTATCCTGGTCCACATCTACGTTACTTACATATACAAAATGTCTAACTTTATGTGTATCTTTACTCATATCTCCTCTCCATCTGTTTTCTAAACTTCCTTAATAACCAGCTAACTGTCTCTATTATTAGGAATACTGTAAGTAATATCTTTAATGTTACAAAGATATCAAACATCACTGCTAATACTAAGTACACTACTATATTAATTACTATACAGTTATATATCCACCAAAATATGTTACGCATCTTACTCACCTATATCTTATACAGTATGTCTTCGTATACGTCACCGTTACGCTCTATACATGTATCCTCATACGGATCTAATACCCTACGTCTGAACTCTGCTGCTGCATCGTTAGCTGCTGCTACAGCGTCTGATATAGCTTGATAGCTCTTACCTTTATCTAACACATACTCAATCATTAACTGTGTAATTACATAATTAAGTTCACCTTTATGCTTTGGGTAGCCTTTTGAAGGTGGGTCACCAAAGGGTACTAGTCTGTTTCTATCCTCTTGTGGTATATACGGCATAATCATAACCTCCTAAATCATCGTATCGCTATAGCAGTACACTATGCTTGATGATTGTTTACTGTAGCCCCTAATGTACCAATAGTTAGGCCCTTCTAGCCTTGTATCAGTACGTGGATTGAACATTCTAAGTACCTCAAGATCTACCCTGTAATCTGAAATACCTACATATACTTCTATATTAAATAACTCACCTGTGTGATTAATCATGTCAGCTATAGCATCTAAACTTAGATGTACTGGTTTCTTAAGTTCTACTATTCTAATGTTCATCACTAATCACCTGCTAATTCTAATAACTTATCCCTAGTTATATCAAGATCCTCTAGTATCATAGCTAGCTCTAAAGGATCCTCTCCACGTATACTTAACACTATGTCATACATCTCTTTTAACGGCATATCTACCCAAATAAATGGATCTCTATAGCCGTCATTGACATAGCTAACTATTCCGCTATCACTAGATATTATACACATGTTATTTACCGCCCTTTAGCTGCCGTGTATCCCTATACCATTTACCGCACTCAGTACATTGGTAACGTTGATACTTACCAGCTTTAGTGTAGTATACCCCTCTCTTCTGTACCTTATGACTAGAGCATGAAGGACATACCTCTCTATCCCCTAGCATAGCTTGAGCTGATAAAGTACCTTCAACATATGGCATTAACTTCTTATAGACATTCTCTAACTCTAGTACATCCCTCTTACAGTACTTAACCATCTTCCTTAATGACTTATCGTTACCTTTCATAACCTCTTTCCAGTCGTCAAAGGCCATATTATCCTTACCCTTACCGCCTAGGAACTTAGATATGTAGGCTAACTTATTACTATTGAGATAAAACACCCGTCTAAGTGCTTTAAGTGTATCAAATTGATGTACATTCTTCAAAGGTGGTAGCTTATTCTTAAGTAACCTAGTGTTAATCCATTTTAAATCAAATGCATCTCCGTTATGACCTACTGCACTATCGGCTTCATTGAATACTTTAGAAAATCTTATAAGTAACTCTCTATCCTTATCCTCACCTCGTGTGTTATCCCATTCCACACAGTGAACTTTAGATTCACCTAGCCACTTATAGGCTATGCAGATGATCTGACGTTCCTCTATTATATTCTCAGGACCTATAGATATCTTATATCCAGATCTCCAGAAATACCCTATGTTAGGAGATGTTTCTATATCGAGTATTAAAACTTTACTCTTGGACTTCATCATCTTCTCCTATAAAATCTTCCTTAGTTACAATCTCTATACTTTCCACTACTGCGCCCTCTTCTTGTTCTTCTTCGTCATCCTCTTCCTCTTCTGCCTTCTTCTTCTCTAAGTCTGCTAACTCTCCTAAGCTAACATATACATCTACTCCTTTTAATATATCACTTGCTTGCTCTAATGTCAATAGCCCTTTACTTACACACTCGTTAGTTAACATATCACTATATAATTTATTATAAGCTTCTATATTACCAGTCATCTCGGATGATTTACCTTCCATAGCTGAAGAGAAGTGGTGGAACATTAAGAATGAATAAGGGTGTACTATCAACTCATCTGATGCGCAGGCTATTAAAGCTGCCATAGAGTAGGTAGGTCCCTCTATCTCGGCTATTATAGTAGCTGAGCTAGCATGCATAGAATTTATTATCTGAATACCTGTATCTAAGTCTCCTCCATGGTTAGCTATATGAAGTATTACTTTGTCATCCTCTGTAAGTAACTTTAATCCTCTAATAAAGTCTCTGTAATGATTCATTCCTATAATAGATTCTCCTAAGTATACATCATATACTGAATCACTTTTAATTATTGCATAAGCTTCTGTCTCTCCTAATGTAAATGGCTCAGTACCCTCGCTACTAACAAACTCTATGCTAATGAATGACCTTAGTTTATCTCGTAACAATTCTATAATATCAGTAAACTTACTCATTTAGTACCCCTCAGTTATCCCTCAAACCTTATCTTAGCCTCCTCAGCATCCTCTATTCTCTCATATGAGGCTACTTGTAGATTTTTATGTATATCTAGAACTACATAACGGATTTCTTCCATTTTTATGATCTGAAATACATTGCCACTTCTAGCCTCTAACTTATCTAATGAAATCCATTCACCATCTACTTTATATGACTTAAAGTATTCCCTAGTCACTACATTAGCTCCACCTATAGGGTTAGCTAAGCCCAACCCTGTTATGTGTACATTCTCTTCTTCTCTAATATCCTCTATAAAGTTACCACTAACTACATCACCTATATTGTATTCATTATTCATTTAATATTCTCCTCGTTATCAATAGCTATTATACATCCAGTAGTTAGCATTAGTCCTACTACAGATACTGCATTCTGTAGAGCACTTCGGACTACTTTGGTGGGGTCAAGTACTCCCATCTTAACCATATCACCATACTTATCTGACTCAGCATTGTACCCATAATTTAAGTTAGTCTTATTCTTAAGTAACTTAGCTATAACAATCTCCTCATTACCACCTGCATTAATTACAATTTGCTTTAGTGGATCACTCAATACACTCCTAATTAGCCTGGCGCCTTCAGAATCACCTTTCACTGCATTATATGACCTAAGCAATGCTATCCCACCACCTGGTACTACGCCTTCCTCTACGGCTGCTTTGGTGGCATGTAGCGCATCCTCTACTCGTGCCTTCTTTTGTTCTAACTCTACCTCTGTAGCTGCACCTACTTTAATTATTGCTACACCTCCAGATAACTTAGCTGCCCTTTCCTTCATAAGGCGAACATTATGAGGTATAGTACCGTCCTTCTCTGCTTCGCTACGGATAGCTTCAACTCTAGCTTTAATATTTTTAATATCGCCAGCACCCTCAACTATTGTTGTACATTCACTGGTTATAGTAACTTTCTTAGCTGTACCTAGATCTTCAACAACAGTCTGCTCTAAGTGTTTACTAGAGCTGGATGTTAATACTTTACCACCTGTGAGAATTGCTATATCTTCTAATACATCTTTCATGTGAGTACCGAATCCTGGTGCTTTAACTACACCTAATCTAAGTACTCCTTGAACGGCATTTACGTTTAATGTAGTTAACGCATCCCCATCTACTTCCTCAGCTATAAGTAATAGTGAACGTCCTTCACTTATAATCTTTTCTAGTATAGGTATTATATCCCTTATAAAGCTAAGCTTATGATCTATAATCATAATGTATGGATTATCTAATTCTACTGTCATATTAGACTTGTTAGTTACAAAGTAAGGTGAGACATAGCCTCTATCGAACTGCATTCCTTCAACTACTACTAGCTCATCCTCTAACCCTGAACCATCTTCTATAGTTATAACTCCTTCCTTTCCTACCTTCTCCATTGCATCTGCTAGCAAGTTACCTATTACTTCATCTGAATTAGCAGATATTGTACCTACCTGCTTAATAGCATTCTTTTCTCTACAAGGTGTTGACATCTTCCTAACGTTAGCTATTACTTCAGCAGCAGCTTTCTCTATCTCACTCTTAAGACCTACTGGATTAGCTCCTTCTTCAACTAATTCGTTACCTTTACGGTATAGTGAATAAGCTAATATAGTGGCCGTAGTAGTGCCGTCTCCTGTATCATCAGCTGTCCTTGCTGCTACACTCTTAACTAAGTCTGCACCTACATTATGTACATTATCTGTTAACATAATACTCTTAGCTACTGTCACCCCATCTTTAGTTATTAGTGGGTAGCCGTGCTCATTCTCTATCACTACGTTCCTTCCCTTAGGACCTAGTGTTAATCTTACTGCGTCAGCTAATAAAGTTACTCCTTCTAGTAAAGATTCACTTACTGCTGAGTCTAGTTGTATTAGTTTATTTCTCATAGCTTAATAACACCTTAAATATATTTACTACCATGAACCACATACCTTACTGCTTAACCGCTCATAGACTAACCTACGTGGGTATACAATATCTCTACCTTCATAGTACCATTTCTTCTCAATCTTGGTTAAGAACTTACCAGCTGCTTTATTTAGTACACGTATGAAATATAAATCAGCTTCAGTTGAGCTCTTTGGTCTTAACCCTTTAAACTTAAGGTTATGACTTACAGGTCTATGGAACAAGTACAACGCTTTCGGCTTAGCCTTTATACAGTCCCCTGCTAAAGCTATCGGCATAGCACCTGATGCGGCCCAACCTATATTGTAAGTGACAACATACGCTTTACTACTCTTTATCTCATCTACAATAATACCAGATAAGAATAATGAGCCACCACCACTGTTGATGAATATAGTTACCCTATCACCTTCCCTAGCTCTGTCTAGTGCGGTTAATAACTTATCAACCTTAGGATTACGCTCGCTTATCACTCCATCAAAGTATATTGAAATATTAGTATAATTAGTCTTACCATAATCATAATCGTAACTACGACCACTGTAGGTATCTCCAATCCTATTAGCTCCTGCATGAGCCCCTACAGACCAAGCAACTGTACATACAGTAATTGCTATCACTACAAATGTACTTTTTATTAATTTATCTATAAACATCTTACCACCTCTAACACTCTTGACCATACTATAAATGTATCATATAACTATAGCATAGTCAAGCTTATTACCTATATAATTATAAGGGGGAGGAAACCCCTCTGTCAGCTTAGTTATAATATAGCTACAGCTATTACTATAATTACGATTACTACAAAGATACCTACTATCGCCTTCTCGCTAAGTCCGCCTAGCTTTTCTGTTAGTTTATCAATCATTTAGATTACTCCTTCATGCATTCTTCTAGCCATTCTTCAGGTATAGTACCTTTATTTCCTTTAGCGTACTTAAACCCATTCTTGTCACACCAATCCCCGTATGTTGTCTTAGATCCTTTATATATCTTACCCTTAGGATTAGAGAATACAAACCTTATATCTAGGTCTGGAAATTGTTGACCTATGAGCTTCATCTTCTTCCTATCCTCTGGTAGAAACCTTCCTTTGGTCTCCACTATCATAGGGTTACCGTCTGTTTTAAATAACTCAAAGTCTGGTGTGTATCTACGCTTCTTAACTGGTTGAGTAAACATCAGTGTTAACTCTTCATACCTATAAGTAACTCCTAAGGCATCCAACTGTGCAGCTACCCTAGATTCTAGCCCAGACCTGAACCCATACTTCAGCCCTACTTGCTTCTGCCTCATAAGTCACCTTTTAGCAAGTTCTCTATGGCACGTAACCTATCCTCTACAGTATCATATGACTTCCCATGCTCAAATTGTAGCCTTATACGTAACTTCATACACCCCTCTCTAATACTATATTCGCTACCTGATTCCTCATAGTGCAGTAGTGCTACATAGAGTATGTCATTCTCTATACTATCTATTTTAAAATTCATAACTCCTCTCCTATAGCTTCCCCAAGAACTCAGCTGATAGTCTTACCATATCCCTTTCATATACTTCAACATGTGTAGTGTTAAGTATCTTATCAAGATCTTTAGTAGTCATATCAGCCATATGATCTTCAAGTAGTTTTAGAATAGTCTTAGCAGCGGCTACTGCTTTAATTGTCTTAGCGTCCATCTATATCCTCCTCGGATCTATGTATCCATAATAGTTGATATACTTCATCAAACCTATCCTCTACCTTCTGTTCTTTATATATATTATACACTGCTTCCTTGAGTTGGTCAACTGTTCCACATCCACACAATGTTTTATATGTCTTCACATCCCCGTACCCTTTGATACCTGGTATATTGTCAGCTATATCCCCTAATAGCATTTGTGCATAAAACCAAGCTAGTCCTGTACCAAACAACTTAGACTTCTTACCGTACTTCCTCTCAAGTAATAAAATACCAGGGTCTGCGACATAGTATGGGGGCTTGTCTCCCATCTCCCAATGCCATCCTTCTATCATTCTCATATCCTTATCAGCGGATACTATGACACAGTTCTCTGGATCCTTAGAACAAACTATCCCTAGTTCGTCATCAGCTTCCTTTCCTCCTATGACTATTGCGTGATGCACATTAATCAAATACTCCCTTATTTCCTTGTAATGGAGCGGCTTAGACTCCTCCTTTCGATGGCCTTTGTACTCTTTAGTCTTAGCTATATCTAACCTAAAATTAGATTTATCATCTGAGGTTAGGTATAGTGTAACTTTATCTATAGTAAAATGTTCAGCTAATCGTTCCTTGTAGCTTACTAGCATCCTCTTTACTATATACAGGGCATGGCTTAAAGGTTCCATCTTAGCCCCATGCCCCGCCTTATAGACTAATAGGTCTGCATCTATTAGTATATGCATTAACAACTCCCTCTATTAAAAAGCATCTTTCTTAGCTTTAGGTTCGTTAGTATAACCGTCTTTAGCTTCAAACATGTTATTAACTTTCTCATACTTAACTAAGTCAATAACTTGTAACCCATTAAGCCTAGTGGTAGCTCCAGTACCAAACTTATTTGAGTATGGGATTATGCTAAAGTTAACTGTGCAGATACTGCCGTTACCTATTAATGTTCCTTCCTCCAATGGTTGTAGGTCAGCTGTAACAACTTGTGGACCTGGGATTTCCTTTTGAGTTGCTTTAGATACTGCTCCCCTCTTAAATACAAATACTTTTTCCTCCTCTGAGTCAGTCTTAATGTTCTGAGCAATCTTATGCTCTGCACGTAAAGCTTCTAACTCCTTCTCAAGATCTTTATCTAGGACAAGGTTGACTTGATACTCCAATTTACCGCTCATTTGGTTTAACTGAGGACTGGCAACTCTAGCCCATTTAACTTTACCTGTTAACGTTTTAGTAATGATTTCCGTCATTATATTCTCCTGGTTTATAGTTTCTTGATTACAATTAGTACCCATATCTAATTATGAGTACTTAGTCAGTATACCTTAATTACCTCCTAATGTCAATAGTACACTTGGATGTATTTTAGTGTACCTCCTCTACTTAGCTTCTGCCCAGCTATCTCCTACCCCTATATCGCTAATCATAGGTACAGTTAGTTCTACGCATGATTCCATTATCTTCTTTACTGCCTTAGCATCCTCCTCATTGTCTAGTGATAAGTTTATCTCATCATGTACTGAGAATAGCATATCTATTCCGGCTTTATCTATAGCTATCATAGCTTCAATTACTTGATCTGCTGCACTACCTTGAATTAGTTTATTAAGTCCTTTATATCCAAACCCTTTAATTCTTCCAGTCTCTTCATCAAATACTGCGCTATCCAGGTAAGACTTCCTATTACCTAACGTAAGTATGTACCCTCTATCTTCTAGTACTTGCTTACAGTAATTACTTAACCCTTTAAGGTACGGTAGCTTCTCGTTATACTGTGCAAGTATATACTTAGCCCTTTCCTTACCTGACTTAAGAGCTTTAGTTAGTGTAGCTATACCCATCCCGTAGCTAAGACCTAAGTTAACAACCTTAGCATCATTTCTAGGTATGTTACACAAGTCTGCTACTAGTTGGTGTATGCACATCTTAGGGTCCTTATAATACTTGTTAGCGAGATACGCCCCTCCTTTAACTCCTGCTACGTATGCATAATGTACCTGTAATCTTGTCTCCTGTGAGCTAAAGTCTAAGCTATACCACTTATCACCATCATCTGGTATGTACACAGACCTTATTAAGGGCCCTATCTCATCGTCTCTAGACGGTATTTGTTGGATGTTAGGTGATACACAGCTAAACCTTCCAGTACGTGCCCCAAATAATCTAAACTCTGGGTATACTCTACCCTTCTTTTCTAAAGGAAGTATCCTCTGCACCTCTGATACCTTATCACAGAAGTCTCTCCTAGCTTTCTGATACTTTCTATGCTCCTTCATCTTCTTACATATTGGGTACGCCTGGTCTTGTAGCCAGTCTGATTTAATACTTGGGTTACCTTTACGTGTTCTAGGGTATGGTATCTCTAATTTATCAAATATTAAACTTACTTGTTTAGATGAATTTAAGTTAAACTCCTCCCCCGCTATCTCATATATGCTATTAAGTGAGTTTATTTCCTTAGTATACAGTATGTCCCTCACATTAGATAACCTATCTAGGTCTATCCTTACTCCCCTAGCTCTCGTCTTAATTAGTATCTTATACATTCTACTTATCTTATCTAGCCATATCCTGTCACAATCAGGTAAGAAGTTATGGTATAGCTTATAAGTTAAGTTTACATCTTGCTCAGCATACTCAGCTACAAGGTCAGGTCTAACCTTCTCTAATTGATCCATATGCCTTTTAGCATATAGTGTTGCACTCTTAATAATTCTCTCTTTCCACTTAGCCGATCTTGGCCCCTTTCTTTCACTTACATTAAATAGCCTATGCCTTATAGCCATTAGGCCTAGTGTTGTGCTAGACTTGTGCTCCTTTAGATACCTTTCGGATAAGGCATCCAGGCCATAGCTTGGTAGTACGTTATTAAATATCTTAGCCATAATCATTGTATCTATAAGGTACTTATTAGAGATATCTACTCCCCACATTACTAAGATACCTACATCATACTGTAAATTATGGCACACTATGGTCTTAGCTTTACGTACATACTCTAATATTATCTCCTTAGATCTAATATATACAGCATGGTTCATAAAGTCTGTACGTACAGCAGCACCTAGGACAGTCATCCTTCCATGCACCCACCCTGAGCCTAACTCTTTCAGGTATGGGTCTACTGTCTCAAAGTCAATAAATAGTATATTATTCATATAAACTTATGCTGCCGTTCATGATGTCTTCTTCCTCATTAAAGCCATAATAGCCTCTGTTGTCTAACTCTTCACCTACTTCTGCTCTACACTCACTGCACAAGTCTTCTGGTGCACCATCACTTCTAACTAAGGTTAACTCAAAATCAGTTAACGGCTTGTTACATGCTAAACATCTCATTTTACTATCTCCTCCAAAATGGTCTGTTAATTCCGTTCCTTTCTATGTATCTTGCTCTCTCTTCGTCTGATCTTCTTTGTAACTCTTCGTCACTAAGTACTACGTATCCTCTTACCTCCCTGTCCCTTCTTAGTAGTTCCCTAACGTGTCTATAGCTTTGAAGGTAACTTCTATTGTTGTTTGTTGCTCTCATTTTGGGTTCCTCCTGCTATCTTTCTTACTCCATACTTATAGTATTTCATACTTTGGGCTACCTGTCAAGTTATATTTTACTAAAATGCTATTGATACCAGAACTAGTGCAACTACCCATATTCCTATAACTACTGCTAGTGCTATTGCATCTTCTTTATTAATTGATTGTCTCCTACCTCTTCTCTCATCTGCTAGATTAGCAGTTTTCTTATAAGTATCATATGGTTCGTATGATTTGTATCTAAATATTGTTCTTTTTAAGCTACGCATCACTGGTTATCCTTCTATATTGTGTAATTAATCCTATTTAGTGCTTGACTTTCATTTGATTCTATGCTATAATATGATTATGCCGCCAAGCGGAGGAACATATGTACTCTATCAATCCTTGTTCCTATATCCCTTTCCTATACTTATAGTATTTCACATTTTTAGGGATTAGTCAAGGTGCCAAGATGATTAAATTACTTGACAATTAATGAGAAGTATGGAATACTATAATAATGATGCAAGCTGAGAAGGATAACTATAATGAATGAAGTATACGAGCAGATTTTAGAGCACCTAGATAGGCGTGTAGCAGGGCTGACTAAAGCTAAAGATAAGCTTGCTACATTAGGTCGTATGTATATAAAGAGATGTCAGAGGACAGCTGAGGGTACTCCATTGAAGGATTTACCTAACCTTAACATGTTTTTAATAGGGCCAACAGGTACTGGTAAAACATTACTGGTAAAGACTATGGCAGATTCGTTGTATGTACCCTTTATACGTGTAGATTGCTCTAGCTTAGCCCAGGTTGGCTGGTCTGGAACAGATATATCAGAACACCTAGCAAGATTTACACCTAAACTAGATGAAGTAGGTTTCGGGGTCATTATGTTAGATGAGTTTGATAAATTAGGTAATAAGGTCGTATCGGAGAGTGGCAGCGTACCTTCACTAGGTATCCAACATAACTTACTTGACTTATTAGATGGTAGTTATGAGCATAAAGATGTATCAGACTGTATTAATAATTGCCTGGTACTATGCTCAGGTGCATTCTCAGAAGGTACAGAACATGCTAAGAAGGATAAGTCCAATATTGGGTTTATGGATCAACCAACTAATAAGGAACCGATGAAGTGGAAGAAAGTAATGAAAGACTCAGGTATACTACCAGAGGTTGTAGGTAGAATACTTGATGTTATAGAAACTGAACCATTAAATAAGGAAGAGATTAGGGAGGTTATAGAAGATAAGGAAGGAAGTATATTTAATAAATTTAAGAATCTATTTCCTGAATTAGAGCTATCTGACGAAGATATAGACACTCTTATTGAAATGACCTATGGAAGTGAATATGGGTTAAGAGAGTTAAATACAAGCATGTACAATGTGTTACATGATAAGTTAACTAAAGGTAACAAAGATGAGTAAGAAACATAATTTATTTAAATCAAGAACAAGAATGGCTGATGCACATACAGTGATACTACATCATACTGGGGGAGGAACATTGAGGGGTGCTGAGGATACTTTAGTTAAGAAAGGCTTAGGGTACCATTACATGATAGATAAAGATGGTACTATTATAGAGTATGTACCACCAGATAGGTACTGTTCTCATGCATTTAGAAATAATACTGGTACTGTTGGAGTGTCCTTTGTAGGAGGTGGTAAGTATGGGCCAATGAGTGGTATTCAACTAGAAAGTATAGTTTATTTAATGAGACTACTTAAGGTAAACAGTGGTATTACACACTTTACTGGTCATAAACATGTAGATCCTAGAGGGTGGAAGATAGATCCTAGATGGGAAGGTGAGCCACCTAATGGCATTGATTGGGATGTAGATAGAGTTAAAATGGAGTATCTAGAATTAAGAACAGGATTAAAGGCTAAGTTTAAGGATAGTGTTAAGGGTAAGTATTAATAATAAATATATGTTGACACTAGCCATAGTTTATGCCATACTATAAATATAGAGAAGGAGGATGCCATGAGACCACAACACACAATGACTTACACAGTAAGCAAGCGGAAGACGGATAGAATAGTAAATGGGAGGACAGTTTGTGAGTACGAATGTGGGGACTACTTCTTTAAAGATATAGACTTACTAGACCAAGGAGTTGAGGAACAGTACTTAAATGATGCAGCCATCAAAGCTTTCCATTCTATTTACAAGCTTAAAGATGTACGCTTAATCGTAAGAGAGGAATAGGGTGATGTTAATGAAAAGCATAACTAAACATGAACTAAGAGACATGATATCAGAACATACTACATGGCTAGATACAGCTGGTAGGTTAGGTAAGCAGATTAACCTCTCTAGAAGAGTAGTGAGAGGTGTTAACTTGTCAGGACGTAACCTATCTAAAGGTATATTTGTTAGTACTAGATTTTATGATGTTAAACTTAAGGAAGCAAAGTTCACTGGAGCTAACCTAGAACGAGCTTACTTAGGGCCTACTAACTTATCTAAGGTTAGTTTTAAGAAGGCTAATCTTACTAGAACTAACTTTAAGGAAGCAATATTAAATAGCACTAATTTTCATGGAGCTAAGTTTAATAATACCAACTTTGAAGGTACATTATTAAGTAATGCTCTATTTGATGATGACATGTTACGTAAGATAAAGAAAAGAGTAGTAGAATCAATGGATAACAAGACTCCACTAGTCCTAACAATATAAGAGGGATACCATGACTGATGTGTATGTAATTGAAGAGGGGGACCCAAGAGGGTTCAGTACAACTCCCTATGCTTATAGAGAGTTCCTTAAGCAAGAGAATTTAGGTGTATTTATATACGAGATATTAAGCACTATAGATGTGTTAGGCAGTACTTCAGAGGCCGAGGCTGTAGGTGAGGAGATAAGGATATCCATATTAGAGACACCACTACCTAGACCTCTAATAGAGGCTGTAGTAGCTGAATTTCTTAAGTTTGATAGTACAACATTATTTGAGGTAAGCTCGTTAGGTGTTACAAATGTACCATTAGAGGTAAGGGGAATAGCTAACGTAATCACCGCAATTCATGAGGTGTTTGCCTCACTATGGAGTGATAAAGCTATACTATATAGAGAGCAGCAAGGCTTTGAGCATGAGACTGCTATAATATCAGCAATTATTAAAGAGAACCAGTAGTTTCAGAGGAGAAATAAAATGAGTTGGTTAAGCTTAGTACCAGTTATAGGGGGTATTATAGACAAGATAATACCTGATAAGGATGCAGCAAATAAAGCTAAAGCTGCCTTAGAGATGATGGCTGCCCAAGGTGAGTTAGATATCATGCTTGAGCAGATTAAGACTAATAGACAGGCTTCCCAGCACAGTAGTATATTTGTAGCTGGTGCAAGACCATTTATAATCTGGGTATGCGGTAGTGTATTTGCATATCACTATTTACTATACCCTATAATTGTAACAATTGCTAGTATGCATGGGTTAGATGTCAGTCATCTACCTGTGTTTGATTTAGCTAGTATACAGTATGTGCTAGGTGGTTTATTAGGCTTAGGTGGAATGAGAACTTTTGAGAAGATTAAGGGGGTTAACAGATGAAGAAAGAAATTGTAGTTATAAACCCTGAGACGTACTATACGGAACCCGGGGAGTGTAGGTACTGCGGTAGAGATAACAGTACGTTCACTGTAGATTCATACTTAGCGGATGAATACGGTGCAGAGGACTGGTGCTATATGTGCGATGATTGCTACTACTTAGCAGCGTTAAACAGGATAGGTGGTAGAAGGTGAGCGAACCTAACCAAGAGGCAACTTGTAAGTATTCCTTACAGGCTCAAAGTGAGGGTGAACGAAACATAGATTTGAATAGGGAGAGGTAGAGGATGAAATTACTTACCTATAAGATATCAGAAGGCGACCATAAGGACGATGTATTTAGAGTTATGGAATACGGAGATAACAGGCTTATAGCTTTATCAATGCCGTCTATGGCTAATCATGTATTCTATTCTATAGATGAAATTAAATTAATGTTAGGATCAGGGCTTGACTTACTGTACTCAATATCATATACTGATAGTGAAAGGTAAGTTAAACAGAGAGGTATAAGATGTGTGAAGTTAGCGTAGACATTAGAACAGTTAGAGATCTAGAGTCACTTCTAAGAGCTAAAATAAACAAACAATTAAGCTTAGTAGAGAGTACTGATGAAGAGTATGTTACCTTAGATACAGGTGACTATGATCATATTATTAACATGTGGCTTGACTTAAGGGATGTATTAGTAAGGGCACAACCGTAAGATTAAAAGGTGTACGACATGAGTGGCATTAGTTTAACAGAACAATGGACTATAGATAAGTTAGCAAGGGAAGCTGATGTGGTATCTAACTTATTCTTAATAGAGGTGTTTAACATAGTTAAGGATGAGATGGATAAGAGAAGTTTACTTATCCTAGATATGTTTGAGGAAGAGGATGACGATGATAGTGACTTAGGTTATTCCGTAAGTTATGAAGACATGAATATGTTGATACACTTAGAGGATATAGATACCCGTAAAGGCAGTCATCTTAAGCTTGTAGTAGATAACACTAACTTAGGGCCAATAGACTCTGAGATAGTAGAAAGTAACTTGTCAGATCCTCCTGAGGCTAACGAGGCACTTAAGGAGCTTCTAAGCAGCAATGATGGAGATGAGGATGAAGAGTAACGAGTACTCTAATAAGCTTTGGAAGTATATAGAAGTGGATGATGCATTCCCTGTATTAATAAATGATGCAGTCAAGCAGCACTACAACATGTTAGCTTTAAGAGAATACGCTATGGAGTTAGGTTGGAGATGGACACCTCATAGAGCTAGTTTTGGAGTATTCTTAGATACTACAGGGTTCGTACCTAGTAAGGCCCCAACATTAAAGGAGATAAGTCATGTATAGTTTAACAATAATGGATATGGTTACAATAGTAATCTTTCAAGCAATAGTAATGGTAGTACTTAACTACACTTGGTTTAAGGTTAAGAAGACTATTAAAGCTAAGTCAGAAGATGCTATGATTCAAGAGCTTAAGGACCTGTTTGGTGAGGATGCTATAATCACTGTAGATCAGTTAACTGAAGATGGTAGTCTAGAGGTAGACGTATGTGCAGATGGTGAGAAGGAAGATGACGATACACCACCTAGATTACACTAATATACATAGGACATAGATAATGCGTAATAGTAAAATAGAGTTAGAGATAACAGTACATGAACTAGATATCATACTAGACTCCTTAACTGACTTTAGTAAGGATAAGTATACGTATTCTGCAGGTAGGAGAAACTTAGCTAACGCATTACGTATATGGTTTGAGAAAGAAGGTACAATATTGAGTTCTGAGCTGGACGATCTAAGTAGCAATGACGAGGAGGGTGAGGATGCACAGGAGGATGAAGATCTTGAGGTAGAATATACCCTAGGCGAGGATATGTTGAAGAGAGGTCTAAGTAATCTAAGTGATGGTGATGACGAGCCTCCTAAGGTTCATTAATAAAGAGGTAATAGGTAATGAGTAATAATAAAATAGAATTAGAAGTAACAACATATGAGCTAGGTATTATACTAGACGCGTTAGATGACTTTAGTAAAAATAAGCATATATACTCTGCAGGTAGAAGAAATGCAGCTAACGCGATGTACTTATGGTTTGAAAATGAAGGTACAGTACTTAACGCCAAACTAGACGACCTAGTTAATGGGTTAGGGCAAGCTTACTAGTGTATATTAGGTAATATACATATTCTTACCACAATCTTTACTAGTAATACCGTTATTAACTTAGCAGAGTAAGTTACATGCCACGGTAGCTCACCCTGCCCTCCTGTAGGTTAACCTAGTGTACGATCTAACCTATTAGCTTTGTTCATTATCTTCCAATACACATTCAATAGCTTCCTAGAGGCCCCACTACTTAACAATATACCTGACCTAGTACTCTTAATATAGAATCCTAAAGCTCTTGTAGCTAACTCCCTAAGTCTTGATACTACGTCTTTATTAGCAAAGTCTTCTTGTACTGACATTAACACATCAAAGTCTATCTCTAGATTTCTAATAACACTAGCATATATCCTTATCAAGTTGTCACAATTCTTATGCTCAGTACTCGTCATTGGTATTATAAATGGGCATCTCTTCATGGCTACGTCCTCTTTGTCTATTAAGTAAACTCTCTCTTGGAATCATTAGATTCTATCTATACTATTAATATAGCACAGGCTGAGGAGTGTGCCAGCATATATCTATAATATTATCACTAATCAGACGAACGGTACTATACATCTACTAAATAGTATGAGACACTTATACTATACTATATATAAGAGCACAGCTAGAGAGGTATACCATGAACGCATTTAAAATAGGAGAGGAAGCATACGTAAGTAATGTAATATGGGCTATAGAGCGCATACGGTACGTTGCAGTGATAGTTATGCATACCTACGATGATGATACTAGTGAGGAGATAAAAGTGTCTGCTAGGGCTACTGAGTACTATCTAGGGGGTCAATGGGCTGCAGAGTCAAAGTTAACTAAGCTATAATATAAATATATCGTATGAGTAATGCTTGACAACTAGTGTAGAGTATGTCATACTAATAATAGAGGAGAAATAAACAGGAACAAAGAAGGAAAGAAAGGAGGTACCCAAAATGAGAGCACCACACAGCGACAATGAACCAAGAGATGGTAGGTACTATGAAGAAGAAAGAAGAAGAAGGGATGATGAAAGGAGAATAAGAGAGACAGATACAGAATTAAGAAGGATATGGGATAGTATAGTAGAGGCAACAAGGAACGTGATAGAGCAAGTAAGAGGAGAAACAGATGACCAAGAGTAGTGCGATACAAGAGGAAGGGCTTAAAGGAACGTACGCTGGTAGCTGAGGAATCTAATGATTCTTAAAGAGAACAAAGAGAGGAACCTCATCACTTACCAGATACAGCCCGCACCACTTGACAACGTGTCAATATAGTGTCATACTATAAGTATAGAATATAATAACAGAAAGAGGAGGAACCTAAAATGCGTGTTAATAACTACAGGTTCTTACAAGAGACAGGATATGATATAAGTACAACAGTTACTATAAGGCAGGGAGGACGTTATTACGGAGGTACCAACTACAATGTATTTGATGCTGCTACCCTTGGATTTGATGAGGTAGACCGTAACCACCACGTAATAAGATTAACCTGCAACCAATACGGAGGTAACCAGTAATGTTAAGTTTTATAATAGTGCTACTAGTTATTTGTGTAGCAGTTTACATAGAAGACCACTACGATACAGAAGACTAGCAATAGAAGGAGATTACAATGGCCGCAATGATAGTACTAGCAGTTACAACAGCTATCGTTATCACATTAATATGTGTATTTGATACTGATGAAGATATTACATCGGAGGGGGAATAGTCATACATGAGAAAGTTTAAAAGTGCAGCTGGTCTTAAAGCAAGAGAGAATGAGTTTATGAGGGAGCTAGAGAAGCTATGCAATAAGTATAAGCTAAGGCCTTCTCGTACCACTACTGGGTGTTATTACATGCTTGACTATGAGTACTTACTACATAAGGGTGAGCATATAGATATCCTTAAAGATGACTACCTACCTCATAGGTTTATTATAACAGTAGGAAAGGATGATTAAGATATAGCAGTAGGTAGTTTAGAGGACACTACATTATATAAGGTAACAATAGGAAGGAACGAAGATGATAATTAAACATAACCCCACCCAGATGTGCAAGGTAACTACTGGTGTAGTACTGCCTATAAGTCCACTGTATCACCCTAATGCCATCAGATTGACTCCAAATGGACCAAGAAAAGGGCTCAAAAGCGATGAAGAAGTGCCAAAATTCTCTGAATCTTACTGCTATAGCGTGTATCATGAGCCTAAACCAGATGAACTATGGGTATTCTAGGGGGTAACTCCACTATCTTACTGCCTTAGCGGTAGAAGCAGTAGGCTTCCAAGTAGAGACAGTAGTCACTCAAGTAGAGACAATATGGACAGTAGATGAACGGTAGGTTACATATCAACTAAGAAGTAGCCTGCCAATCTCTGCATCAGAGGTGGCTAGCATTATGATTAACAACTCACACTAAATCAATACGTTATATCTGCACTAAACAGTAGTTTATCTAGTCACTAGCTCTAGTTATCTAACCCAATCGCACCAACTACGTCTCTATCTACCCAGCCATGCCTAGTGCTGTACCTACTACTCTATCCTAGTGCTATCCCGATACTATCCCAATACTATCCCAACTTAGCCCCCACATCACACTATTATTACTTACTTAAAAAGGAGATACCCTTATTCCTGTACCTACACTAGTACCCTAACTTAGGTGTAGTTATGTCTACTGTGACTGGACTTACCTAGGCTAAAGAAGAGGGTGTTTCAAATTACATGTTTCTAGATGAAGGGCTTGTCTATAAACCAGTACGTGTAGAAAAGTGGGTATATAGGAGGGGGCACCCCAAAGTGATTCATAAATATTTATTGTAAGGGGCCCCCCACTCAACCTGGCTAACGGTATTTATAGAGGATTAGGTGTAGATACATCCATACATGGCTCAACAGAGCACATATGCAATGTAAAGGGAAGGGGTTATTGAGTAGTTAATTAAACTTGGGGGGTGTATACAAATATAGATACAATCTGTACTATTATGTTAACCCATAGCGTACATCTATAGGGTGTATCACTGGGAACGCATAATCATAGTATAACACATAAACCTTCACTTGTCAACACCGTTGGTCAGTTAATACTAAGCACAAGCAAAACAACTAGTTACTATGAAAAACTACCGCTTATCGTGAAAAAGGGAAGCTCACACTAAGTTCTATGACAAGTACACGCTATATTTCGGGTTTCACGTATAAAACAGACGAACGGTACTTGACAAGCCATTCTAAGTATGGTATAGTATAGATATGGCTAAGAGAACTAACGAAAGTATTTAATTAATAAGTAGGAATTCATAATTTATGGCAAGAAAAACGCAGTATCGTAAGATACACTGCTCTACCTTGGTAGATATGATGAAAGAAGGCAAGTCCTACCAACAAGTAGCAGCAGAAATAGGTGTATCAGCCCGTACATTACGTAATTGGAGAGATAGATACCCAGAATTTAAGAAAGCATATGAAAAAGGTCTAGTATTATCCTGTGCATGGTGGGAAACCGAGCTAATGACAGGAATGAATGACAAGAGTAAGCCTAAACATTGGGCTACATCATTGATTTATACAATGAAATGTAGATTCAAAGAATTTGGCTACAATGAAAGACAAGAGCAATCGATTGAAGTAACTAACAAGTTAGATACAATGTCAAATGCTGACCTTGACAGAGCTTTAAAATCGTTTCAGGAGAAGGCAGAAGAGAGAAAACTTACAGATGACCCCTTATCAGAGAATCAGGACCAAGAGATTCACTAGCCGATGACCATTGATAAGGGGTTATCCCGTAAGCAAAAAGTAGAAATGCTTGAGCTCCTTCAGGAACGTAAGAAACGTATAAGAGAAAATCAGTTAGACAACTATTTTCCAGATGAAGGCCCATTAAGACGAGAGCTGTATTCCAAGCATACGGCTTTTTTTGCTGCCGGTAAGAAACATAAAGAACGAGCATTCATTGCAGGTAACAGAATAGGTAAATCAGTAGTAGGTGGCTATGAGGCCACTTTACATGCAACTGGGCTATATCCAGAGTGGTGGGAAGGTAAGAGATTTTCAGATCCAGTAACAATTTGGTGTGCTGGCAAGACAAATGAAACTACACGTGATATTTTACAGTACTTATTAGTAGGACCTAAATCAGATGTTGGTACCGGTTTGATACCGAAAAACCTAATTAAGCGTGTAACAAGTAAATCAGGGGTAACAGACGCAATCCAAGATGTGTACGTACAGCACGTATCTGGAGGATCCAGTCACATAGGGTTTAAGTCGTATGTTCAAGGGATTGAGTCGTTTATGGGTACCTCTAAACACGTGATATGGCTGGACGAAGAGCCTTCAGATGCCGGAATATACTCCGAATGCTTAACACGTACTATGACCACAGATGGAATAGTAATGTGCACATTTACACCACTAATGGGACTATCAGATATAGTCCTTTCATTTTTACCAGGTGGTATTATACCAGAAGGTGGGGTAATAGAAGATAAATGAGTAAGTTCGTAATACAAGCATCATGGGAAGACGCACCCCACTTATCAGATAAGGATAAGAAGCAACTTAAGAGCGCATATATGCCTCATGAGGTCGAAGCTAGAACAAAAGGTATACCATCACTAGGAGCAGGTGCAATATACCCAATACCAGAAGATGACGTATTAGTAGATCCTTTTGAGATACCATTTCACTGGCCTAAAGTATACGCAATGGACGTAGGGTGGAACAGAACTGCTGTAGTATGGGGAGCACTAGACAGGTCTACAAGTACAGTGTATTTATACTCAGAACATTACAGAGGTAACGCTGAACCCTCAATACATGCAGACGCAGTTAAGTCTAGAGGGTTGTGGCTACCAGGAGTTATAGATCCAGCAGCCAACGGAAGGTCTCAGATAGACGGTAAATGCCTATTAGAAGTATACGAAGGACTAGGGCTAGAGCTTACACCAGCAAACAACGCAGTAGAGTCAGGAATCTACGCAACATGGCAAGCGCTATCAGCAGGTAGACTAAAAGTATTTAAATCACTAAGTAATTGGGTAGCAGAGTTCAGAATATATAGAAGAAGTGAGAAAGGTAAGATTGTAAAGAAGAATGATCACTTAATGGACGCTACAAGATACTTAATGATGACAGGATTAGAGGAAGCAATGACCCAACCAGACGATGATGATGAACTGGGGCGAGGCGAGGGTCATTCATCAGATATTAATGATATTACAGGATATTAAAAATTATGGCTGTTAAGGATTTAGAAAAGTTCATAGGTAAACCAAATATAGTAGATATGCTAGAAGATGACGAGCTAGTAAGAATATCTAGTAGAGTAGTTGAAGGCCTAGAGAAAGACGAGGAGAGCAGAAGGGAGTGGATGAATGACGTAGATAAGGCCATGGACCTAGCTACACTAAAAAGAGAAACCAAATCGCACCCATGGCCTAATGCAGCTAATATCAAGTACCCACTAATAACAAGTGCATCAATTCAGTTCGCTGCAAGAACTTATCCTGAAATAATAAGGGATGAGAAAGTAGTACTAGCAAGAACTATAGGATTTGATAGACAAGGACTAAAACAAGAAAGGGCACGAAGAGTGTCTAAGCACATGTCAACCCAGCTACTATATGAAATGGATGGATGGGAAGCAGATTTTGATAAATTACTAACCCTATACTCCATAGTAGGTACTGTATTTAAGAAAACATGGTTTAACCCAATAACAGGTAAGAACGTAAGTGAGTTATTGCTACATGATCAACTAGTAGTAAATAATGATATACGATCATTAAGAGAAGCAAGAAGAGTAAGTCACCTAATAACGGTGCATATGAATGATATCATAGAAAAGATGAGAGCAGGGTTATTCAAACAGTTTGATTTAGAAGAGATAGGATTTAAAGAAGGGATAGGCGGAAACGATGAGGATGGAGAGCACGTACTAGTAGAGCAGCACGGATGGCTAGACTTAGACGATGACGGATACGAAGAACCCTACATTGTAACAGTACATAGAGAAAGCAGAAAAGTACTTAGGATAGTTCCTAGGTATACTAGTTCTGACATAATAGTAAATGAAGATTTGGAAGTAGTTAGGATAGAACCTACTCACTTCTTTACGGACTTTCATTTTCTTCCTTCTCCTGATGGCAAATTTCATAGCATCGGATACGGTGTATTAATGCTACCACTAAACGTGACAGTTAACACTATACTAAATCAGTTAGTGGATGCAGGAACTTTATCTAATATGCCAGGTGGTTTCTTAGGAAAGGCATTACGTATAAAAGGTGGGTCTTTAAGGATGAAGCCAGGTGAGTGGAAAAAGATGGATTCAGCATCAGGTATTGATATCACAAAGAATATAGTTCCGTTGATGTATAAAGAACCTTCTCCAACACTATTTCAATTATTAGGATTATTAATTAGCGCATCTAAAGAGTTATCTTCAAGCACTGAAGCATTGCAAGGTACAGCAGAATCCCAGAATACTCCAGCTACCACAATACTAGCTTTAGTAGAACAAGGTTTAAAGGTGTATTCAGCAATCCAAAGAAGACTTCATAGGTCTTTAAAGGAAGAGTTTATAAAAGTATATAAGCTAAATCAATTATTCTTAGATCCAGCAGCTTACCTAAACGTATTAGATGAGCCAGCTGAAGGTCTTATTAGTGTAGATGAGGAAGGTAAGGCAGTTATCTTAGATTATGTAGAAGAGGATATGGACATAAGACCGATAGCTAACCCTAATATGTCTTCAGAAGCTCAAAGGTTTGCTAGAGACCAAGCTATGCTAGCATTGACCTCACTACCAGAAACTAATTCTAGAGAAATAATAAGGCAACACTTGGAGACTATCCAAGTACCAAATATAGAACAAATATTACCACCACCTCAGCCTCAACCACCATCTCCAGAGATGATAGAGTTGCAATCACAACTTGATATGAGAGCTAAGGAACTAGAGTTTAAAGAACAGGAGTTGTTCGTAAAAATAGCAGAGACTAATTCAAAGATTATAAAGAATAAGGCAGAGGCTATGAAGTCAATAGCTGAAGCTGAAGGTGTAGAGCCTGGAATACAGTTAGAACAGTATAAAGCAGAGATAGCTAACCTAGCTGCAGTAAACAAATTAGAAATAGGTATGGCCAAAGAGGAGCAAGAGGTAGATGAAAAGGCAAGAGCTGAGGGAATGGACGGAGCATCCGGTGACCCAGGAGCTGTTCAAGGAGCTGAGCAACCGTAGGGAGGAAGCTAAGGAGTACATAGTTCAGGGAGGAGTATTCGCCGAAAAGGATGCACTAGGAGCGATTAGACGTATAAATGGATCTGTAGAGATAATTGATGACATAATTACTACGGATGTATTTAGTCAACTACTAGATGACAAGGAGGAGGAATAGATGGCAAGACCAGCAGGACACAGGATCATGATAAGAGTTGATGATACTGAAGAGGTTACAAAAGGTGGAGTCGTTTTATCTAGTGAGACAGTTCTAAAGGAATCTAGAGCCATAGATAAAGGGGTAGTAGTAGCATTAGGAGCTACAGCATACAAGGATTTTACTGGGGAGCCTTGGGTTAAGGTAGGCGACAAAGTATGGTTCAAGAAGTATGCAGGATTAAAAGTAGATGACTGTAATGTCATAATAGAAGACGAAGATATATACGCCATAGAGGACTAAAGCATGAGTAGTGAAGAACTAGTAGACGACGCGACAGAAGAGCAACCTATTGAACTGGAAGACTCAGGCGATAGTGTTGAAGAGGCAGTAGTAGAAGAAGTTATAGAACCTACAATTGAAGACAAGGCAAAAGCTCAAGGATGGAGAGCTAAAGAGGCCTTTGACGGATCTTCAGAAGAGTTTGTAGGTGCAGGAGAATTCTTAAGAAGGGGTGAGTTATTTTCAAAGATATCATCTCAAAATAAGAAGATAAGGGACTTAGAGGAGACGTTTAGGGATATAAGTAGTCACATGGAGAAGAGTGACAAGTTAGCTTACGACAAAGCCTTAAGGCAGTTGAAAGTAGAAAGAACGGAAGCAGTTGAGAGTGGTGATACAGAAAAATTTACGAAGTTAGATGAAGAATTCCAAGAATTAAAGTCTAACAAACCTGATTATAATACTAAAGAAAAATTAGAGGAACTTCCTGAGGAAGTATTAGAGTTCAAGAACAAGCATAGCTGGTTCGGAGGAACCTCGGTAGAAGATAAGATAATGACTCAAGCAGCAATAGAGCTGAGTAACGACGTAATAGCAAAGAAACCTGGAGCAACACCAAAAGATGAAATTAGGCTGGTAGAGCAAGGAATAATGAGGATGTTTCCTCACAAATTCAAGAACTCTAATAGAAAGGCACCAGCAGCTGTAACTAGCTCAACTACTAGTTCAGTTAAAAAGTCCGGCCCAAAAGATTGGGATAAACTAACAGACCATCAAAAACAGTGTGCTAAGAGGTTCTCTAGACAGATAGAAGGATATAGCATAGAAGATTATATCAAAGATTTAAAAGCATTAGGAGAAGTAAAGTAATGAGTAAGAGCAAAGCCAGTAATAGACCTAAGAGAAGAGGTTTGCGTAGAAGAGGTCCTTTAAAGACTAAACAGATACCTGGATTCCATTTGAGATGGTGTAATATTCATCAAAGCAATATAGAAGAGCTTGAAGAGCTTGGATACACACCAGTAACTGAGGAAGACATGCTAGAGGGAGACAAAAGTCTAACTAAAGCAGGTACTGATAAGGGTTCAATTTTACAAAAACATGTAGGAAGAGGCACTGAAGCTATACTCATGAAAATACCTAATGATATTTATGAAGAGATTCAGCAAGAGAAAATTGACGAGTCAGACGAAAGAGCGGAGGCATGCGTACCACGCGAAGGCCAAGGCTATATACGTCATGACGTTGAAACATAATTTAATTTATTTAAAGGAAGTAAAAAATGGCAAACCAAGACCAACCTTTTGGTTTACGTCCACTAAGACATGCTAACGGAAGGCCCTACAATGGAGCTAGTACCAAATACGCTATACCAGCATTATATGGAACAGCACTATATGTGGGAGATGCCGTAGTAAAGGTAGCAACTGCTAACACAACTGTTATTGAGACAGGTACCGAAATACATCAAATAGGTACTTTAATGGAAGTTAACGTAGCTACCGCAGGCGATGATAACCCTATAGTAGGTGTCATTGTCGGATTTGAATCAATATCAACTGATTTGGAATCTCTATATAGCCCTGCAACGGAGGCGGGAGTAGCTTTAGTAGCCGATAATCCAGATCTAATATTTGAAATACAAGCAGACGGTATATACGGGGCAGCTTCTGTAGGACTTAACGCTGTACTTATCTACACTCATTCAGGGGATACTGCAACAGGTATTTCGGGAGCAGAGTTAGACACCAGCAGTGAATCACCAGCAGCCGATGCATCATTCCAATTGTTAACCACGGGTATCTCTAAAGACCCTAATAACAATGATGGAGCATCTGCAAACACTAATCTAGAGGTAATGATCTCTAGACATCAAAACCGTCCAATAGACGGCATACTAGGAGTATAATATGGCTAACCAAGATAAACCTTTTGGCTTACGCCCACTAAGACACGCCTCTGGCATGCCCTACGCAGGATCAGGCACTAAATATGCTATACCTGCAGGATTTGGCACGGCGTTGTTTGTAGGCGATGCAGTGATAAAGACAGGAACCGCTAATACAGCTGTAATAGAATCTGGAACAGAAGTACATCAAATCGGTACTTTGCAAGAGATTAATGCAGCAGCAGCAGGGGACACTGACTATATCGTAGGTGTTATAGTAGACTTTGAACCAGTCGCAACAAGTTTGGATGGTGCACCTCAAAGTGCTTTGTCAACTGCAGGTGTATGCCTAGTAGCTGATGATCCAGAATTAATATTTGAAATACAAGCAGACGGCATTGTAGGTGCAGCTTCTGTAGGACTTAACGCTAACATAATTCTAGCTCACGGCGGAGACTCTGTAACAGGGTTATCTGGTACTGAATTAGATACAACTAGTGACGTTCCAGCAGGAGATGCCTCTAACCAGCTCTTGATAACAGGTGTCTCTAAAGACCCTAAAAATCAGGACTCTACGGCTGCGTATGTAAACCTGGAAGTAATGATATCCATACATCAAAATCGTCCAATTGACGGTATCTTAGGAGTATAAGAACATGGCAGGATTAATATCAACAGGTTCTTTCGCTAAGGACCTATTACCTGGTGTAAATAAATGGTTTGGGGATGCTTACAAGAATCTCTCACCAGAATACACCGAAATCTTTACAGAAAGCAAGTCAGAACGTAACTTCGAAGAAGACGTTCTTTCTAGTGGACTGGGCTTGGCTAGACAAAAGGTCGAGGGAGCATCACTCTCTTATGACTCAATGAGCCAAGGTTACACAAAACGTTATATACATACCACGTATGCAAATGGATTTATTATAACAAGAGAAATGCTTGAAGACGGTCAATCTGACGTCATAGCAAAACAACGTTCTATGTCTCTTAAAAAGTCTATGATGGACACTAAAGAGGTTCAAGGTGCGTTGATTTTAGATAGAGCTTTTGCAACATACACTGGTGGGGATGGTAAAGTACTATGTGCTACCGATCATCCTACTAGGGGTGCAGACGTAGCGAATACGCTATCTACAGCTGCTGACTTGTCAGAATCTTCACTAGAGCAAGCTTTAATTGATGTAGCTAACTTTACAAATGATAGGGGCTTGAGAATAGCTGCTGTTGCACGTAAGTTAATCGTACCAAGAAGCTCAATCTTTGAAGCAGAAAGACTATTGTCATCAGAACTAAGACCATCATCAGCTAACAATGATGTTAATGCAAATAAATCTTTAGGTATGATCCCTGAAGGCGCTTGCGTGAACCATTATATGTCAGATCAAGATGCATGGTTCTTACTTACTGACGTTCCAGAGGGAATGAAGTACATGAACAGAAGAGAAATGGCTATTAGTACCGATAACGACTTCGATACTGAGAATGCTAAGTTCAAGGCTGTAATGAGATTTAGTTTTGGATGGACAGATCCTAGAGGCGTTTTTGGTGTTCCAGGAGCTTAATCGTAACTAAACAATAAAAGGTCTGTAGGCTACCCTTACTATAACAATTATAATAATAATGAGTAGAAAGCCTACACTAATTTAGTATGTTTAAACATATAGATTTCAATATAAACAACTAATATTGACCCCACAGGGGTTATATAGGAGAAACAATATGCCAATGTCAAATTATCCCAACGGTTTTAAAGATGGGGTATCAATTAGGGGAGTTCCTTTAGCGGTAACACACCCAGGAAGAGTATTCTTTGTAAATAGCACTAGTGTGCTAGCAGAAGGTGGTCTAGGCGGATCAAACGGAAACGATGGCTCATACTTAAGACCATATGCTACAATTGATTATGCTATAGGTAAATGTAAAGCCAGCCGAGGCGACGTAGTATTTGTTATGCCAGGCCATACAGAAGACGTAGCAGCAGCATCAGGTATTGATGTAGATGTAGCAGGGGTAGCAGTTATAGGTTTAGGAAGAGGTGCTTTAAGACCTACTCTAAACTGTTCAGCAACTACCTCAACTATTACTGTAGCAGCATCAAGTTGCTTACTACATAACCTTTTAATTACTGGCGGAATAGATGAAGTAGCATCACCAGTAGTTGTATCAGGCGCAGATTGCGAACTAAGTTCACTAGAACTAAGAGATGTAACAGGTCAAATGACTGACGGTGTCCTAACAACGGATGCAGCAATTAGGTTAAAGATCCTTGATCATATACATGATGGTGCAGCAGCTGCAGGAACTAATGCAGCTATTGCCATTGTTGGGGGTAAAGATATAGAAATCACTGCAGAACGTATTGCAGGTGACTTTGCAGTAGGTGGTATTGATGTAAGAACTACAGCTACAACTGGTCTATTAGTCCATGACATTCTATTCTTTGAAACTTATAATGCAGCAGATA